GTTTGTTTCAGAAACTCTGTGAGTGAATCTTTATCAAATAGTAAATTTCTATAAAATTTTATCTTGGTTTCTGGTGTTAATTCTGCAGACAGGTCGTTGAACTTGAACCACTTGTACTTTTCATAAATGTGTAAATTCATGAGGGGTTTCACCTTTCCAGTGAATTTGTCTGTGCCTTCTCTAGTGATTCGCCTGAAATATATTCTATTTCCTACGTTTTTTGTCTCAATGATATATTCTTTTGGAATAGCACTCTCTTTACTGTCTTCTTCTTGAGCATCTTCTAGTTCTTGTCGTTGCTTTTTTAATTCATCCTCACTGAGTTCATCCTGCGACATTTCTTCCTTTTTTTTATTTTTAAAAGCTCCCGTAAGACCACTATATTCTCTAAAAATATACTGATTGGTTAATCCTTTTTTCTCAATAAAATAACCTATTCTTAACGAATTGGGGTCACTCGGTTCTGAAATCTCATACACATAATTAGAACCTGGACGTATCTCGTTGTATGTATCTACGTTGTCTGTATTGTTGATTCTATAATATAGCTTTAACACAGACTGACTATCGCTAGAAGATGTTAATTTTAGATATTCTCTATCGTTTGTTTTTTTGTAAACGTCTAAAAATAATTCCAACAAGTTAAAAAACGGGTTTAGTTTAGGCAAATAGGAACCATATCCATCCGCCTTAAATTTACGAATAGATTCTTCTTTGGTCAAAGATACAATCGGGTCCTTTACCTTGTTCACTTTACAACCTAATTTTTCCACAAATTTAATGACGGCAGAATCAAGAGCCTTTAATTTATCTGCATTTAGTTTCTTGTTATAATAAGAAGTAAAGAATTGATTGTCTTTGTCTTTATCCACAGTGTAGATAATATTTTCATATTTATTTTCTTTTGCCTGTATTACTCCTCCAACCGTGACTTGTTTTTCTTGAAGAATATATTCAAAGGCTCTTGTAAAATAAGACGTCAAATCAGTAGAATATTCGTCTAAGGATTCCTCCGAGTCAGAAAAAGCAGGGACAAATAAGTATACATTATTATTGTTTTTATCCCTATTAAAGGGTATTTTAGAGTCTTTTTTTGCTAAAATAGGCGAATAAATACTTCGTATACTCGTAAGTAAACGATTTCTGCTATCCACGTCTTTAAACACTGGAAATAAAAAAATAGTTTTTGATTTATTTTCATATAAATTGCCTATGGTCTTACCGAACAATAGGTCAAAAAATAGTTTGTCCAAGATGTAGGTTTTATAGTCCTTTTCCTTTTCGGAATCATTCTCTGATGTGTCTATATTCTTCCCTTTTGCCTTTTCATCCTCTTTTGCTTTTGATTTGTTCACATAAGTTGTATATTGTTCTGTATATAATTTACGAAGGCTTGTATATTTCTGGTCGGAATCTATTTGTGCAACCGAATCATCTAACTTTTTTAGAAAATCACTATCCGTTATATTCTCACAATATACAGTAGAAACATATCGTTCTAAGTTCATACAATAAAGGGTTAAATAAAATTCTCTTTATATAAGGTATTCTTGATAAGGTCATCTTCTTCATTGGCTTCCTTGTTTTTTCTGGCCTTTTTAAGAGTATGTATTGCTTGATTCACTTCTTGTTGAGTCACTTGTTCACCTAACTCCTCCCGCAATTCTTTATATTTTTCAGGTATGATACAGTAACGACTGTTTTCATTAAACAAATAATCTACAAATACGATGAAGATGGCTGTAAGAATGAGCGAACTGAAGATATCACGGGTTCCTACCCACAGTATAGAAAAAATAAGAAGCTGTCTCCCCAGGTTGTATTTTAAATAACTCTCTTGCGTATGACTCAGTTCTACGACTGCATATTTTGAACCAATATTCATAATAAGCATGACGATACCCGCGAAAAATTTACTATCATTCAACGAAAACAGTGTTTTTAAAAAGATAGACTGTCCTTTTTTTGATGTTTTACGTTTAGACATATTATAGTTCATTTATAAAAAAAATATATCACTTTCTAATAAAGGTATGTCTCTTGCTTTGTTTGCTTCCCCCATAGAAAGTAAAGACGAATATTTAGAAAATAAAATAAACAAGGACAAGGTGAAACTGAATTATGAAGCATTACAAACGCAATTAAACCCAGTATCTGCACATGGGGCTTATAATGCAATGAATAGCAAAGAATCGGAATATAATTTGAACACGGTGTATAATATACATCAAAACTTAAAAGAAGAGAACGATAAAGAACTTAGTAATTTTTATCAAAACGAAACACAGGTGGTTACACCTCTTATCAAGACGAATCAATTTATGTTACTCAATGACCAAGATAAAGTGCCTACGAAACAGATAGATGCAGATTTGGTACATAAAATTGATAAATTGATGGAAATGATGGAAGAACAGTCTGAAATCAAAACTACCAAAAAAAATGAAGAAATTGTATTGTACTGTTTTTTAGGTATTTTTACTATTTACATTCTTGACTCTTTTGCCTCTATTGGTAAATATAGCAGATAAACTATGTATATTGGAGCACACATACGGACATTGGGATAGAGGTAAACTTTAATGTCTTGATATGTCTAAAACCTTCAGCCCTCGCTTCATAAGAAATCTGTTGTTCGGTATACGTATATAATGTTTGTATGTTCGTACGTTCTTTAAACGAACGGTCTTTTATGGTTTCTATAAGTGTGTTCTCTTTCATTTCAACGATATAGTCGTAGTTTGTCTTAAAATAATTAGAAGGCATATGATTTACCAATTTAGAGACAGGGAAGGTACGTATGTCTGTAAAACAGACAAACAAATATCCTCCATGTACCATCCATTCTTTGATAGTAGAACACAATGACCTGAATTCACAAAGGGTATGCAATGTAAATTGGGGAAGAATCACATGATTAAATTTATTTTTTGAAAAGAGTGAGACATTGTCATAGGACCCATGTACAAACTCGTTGTCCGGGTACTTGTATTTGGACATTTGTACCATGGATTTAGAAGACTCTAATCCAATGGGCGTTGTGTTAGCAGACAATAATTGTACCAAATGTCCAGTCTTTGACCCTATACATAGTGTTTCACCGTACGTATAAAAATAAGGATGTATCAACTTTACTAGCTCCACTGAATAAGGTATGGTAAGAACAGCATCATCATAAATGTAGGTGTAAAAATTATCATATATTTTATCATTACGATACACTTTATTTTCTAGTGCATCCTGCTTATGATTTCCCGTAAATCCTTCTTTTCCAGTGGTGATAAGATATACATACATCATAAGTAAAATCACTACAATATAAATCATCATTTGTATAATGTATTATTTTTTTTTGTAATGAACTATCTAAATGATGATTTGTGATTCAAGAACACACTTTAGAACACATACATTTTCTAATTTTAAAAAATCAAAGGTAATTAAAGAACTAGAAACGTGTATCTATTACCAAAAGAAGGAAGAAGCTTTTTATTGGACAGGTGAGCTCATCTGTAGTGGACATATCCTAGAGCTATGGAATTTATTTTTATACGTCATGTGCAAGTATATACATATCAATAATCCGCGACTTTCTCTTTATATTGACAAAAAATTCTCAGAATTTAAGGAGATATCCAATCAATTTCAAAATGACTTGGACGCACGTAACCAAGAGGAGGTAAGAACTATATTGTTTTCCATCACGTTATTGTTATGTGAAAGTAAGCGAGACATGATACTGGAAGACCTGCATTTCACTTTTAAATTTGAAAATATATTTACCAACCTGAAAGCTCCCAATGTAGATTATATCAAACCCTATTTTAGAGAGGGTGACCCGAAAGAAATTTATATTCCATTGAACGAATGCGCCTATCATTTGATTGAGACAAAGAATAGAATGGATATTTTTTATTGGGTTGACTGGATGATTCAATACGATGAACAATGTATCAAACAAAAAAAACCGTTACAATGTGTCTCAAGAGATTTTGTCACTGTAAAAAGTAACAATATTATCTGGATACTTTTTGAACTGTTTCTTTCTTTCCAAGAACCTGATATACTCTATAAAATCATCCAGTCACTTATGAAATTATTTAGTATCAAATATAAACCTTCTACGAATAAAAAAAGGAAACACATTTTGAACTTATGTGTTCTGTTCATTATTCATGATGCAGTAGATTTCAAAACAAAGATTATTGAAAACACCTCTGTATTTATTCCTATTCAAGAAAACATAAACATGATATTTGAACAAATAAAAAAAAACGAGAAACACGATGATTAAATATTTATCTATACTACATATGGCAAAAAATGTATAACGGAAACAGTTCGGTAATATGTACGGAAAAAATAAGCCGTTTGATGTCCAAGAATCACCGAAACCTACTCTTCCTCCGATTGAATCTCCCACGTTTACGATGAAAGGTATTATTCTTTTCACACTACTCGTATTTATACTTATGTTACTTTATCTAAACCGAGAGTATGTCTTATCTTTTCTAAAAAGAATTTATACCGACTTCAGCCCTGGTGATAAAATAGATGAATTAGAAGAAGCCTACAACGAATTTACTAAAAATTCAACCCTGTTCCAAGATATCATGGGACGTTTAGACCAAACAGAAGTAAATAATAAGGAAACCTTGGAACGAACTGAAACGATGAACAAGGAAACCTTGGAACGAACTGAAAAAATGCATAAAGAAACCCTCGATAATTTACAGAAAAATTCTCCTACGTTAGACCCATCAAAACTAGATGCGATTCAATCCAGATTAGATTCAATGGAAAAACGTAGCCAAGAATCTCAAAATACATACACACCAGAACCAACACAAACACCTTTACGCACGATTGAACAGATAGAGAAAGAAAGGAAAGAAACAGAAAAACAAATACAGCAAGGGGGTCTAAGCCAAATAGAGGATAGACTCGCCCAATATCGTAAAGACCAAATTGCAAATTATGATGGATTTTGTTATATAGGTTATGACCGAAAGAGAGAATGTACAAATATTTACGAAGGAGACATTTGCATGAGCGGTCAAATATTTCCAACGATGGAAATATGCGTAAATCCTACTCCTTTACGTTAGAGTGATTTATAAAAAGGTACATTGGTATTTAAGTAATATCCTTCAAATTTAGGGTCGACGATTCCACTCTTGGTAGGTGCGGTTTTCTCTGCAGGTATTCCGACATTCAATCCAACTATACAATTCTGCTCTCTTATCAATCTTTCTATTTTGGCTTTACTATATTGATAAGAACCTCCTTGATTGACCAAATTGCTAAGAGATTGTTTTTTGGTCAAGGTGCCTCCAGAAATACTGTCTAGGTTTTTGTATTTTAAGATTTCCGCTTTTCGTCTCATCTTCAATACTTCATAACTTAGCCCAACTCCTTCATCAATCTTCACTTGTGCCCCCTGTGTCCTTCCTTCAAGTGTGGTCACGGGGATGATTGGATTATTTGGATTAGAGCCTATCGTGCGTAAGTTGATTAAGGCGGTAAACGCCGGATTGTTTATACAATTTGGGTTTTTAGTTACAACCGACTGTGTAATGGCCATGGGTGTTTTGATGTCAGTATATTCCACGGCAATAAATCGTTCGTCGTTTTTATAGATTTCCGTTCGTCTGTCGGCAGTATGATAAAAATCTCCACCTGCAAAAGTGATGGTCAACGGTAATGACCTTTCTAAGTACGTGTTCATTACGTCTGTGTAGACGCTAGATGATAATTTATGTAGGGCAATTCCAAAATTATCTGTGGTTCCATAACAAATATACAATCCGTTTGGCGAAAAGGATATCCCTTTTGGACGAGTAATAGATAAACATTCTTGGGTGATATTGTTTGTATAAAAAGAGATTGTATTATTCACTTCATTGGAAAAATAGAGAACATTGGATGCAAAGGATAGTCCAGATATACCATACAAATTACTTAGAACCCTTGTGAACACGCCTGTAGAACTCATCGTGGTAATTGTACCTCTCTCATAATTAGAGATATACAAAAGATTGTCATACCGATTGTACGCCATGGAAGGATATTTCCCAGAAGAATCAAAACGTAAACTAGCAATGTTGGTAGCCTGATAAGATACACTCAAGTTATACACATGAATCAATCGTAAGGTCTGTACAAATAGCACATTTGTACGAATCGCAATAGAAATTGGACTCGTGACAATGATAAAGTTATTATCCACTTCCCCATCCGGTCCTATTTTACAGATAGAATTCCTAGAAGTATTTGAAACAAAAAGAGAACTTCCGTCGGTTGCAATACTATAAAACCCAGTTTCCTGACTCATTATATAGGGTCTATATAATCAATCTCAAAGAACCTTCTATTCAAAGAACCTCTATTTTTTTGGGAATTATTTTTTCAAGGATTGGTTTTTCATAAACAAATGTACACTTATGCTTTTCAGGTAATTGATGCTTTACACAAAAGGTATGTTCGCATTTACATTGAATCTGAATAACTGTTTTTTTTTTACAAAGAAAACACATCATTATACTATATCACTTTACTTTATCTTGATTTTCAATTTTTTCTTGTAGTAATGACATCCTCCCCCTCAAACAATTCTTTACGTATATCATCCAAGGTTGCATTCACTCCTAAATTCTTTTCTTGGGTGTTCATATTCTGAATAGATACAAGTTCACCCTTTTCATTGATAGTCTGCGTCAAACGGTTGTTTGTCTGTTTTGCCTTCTCTACGTTTTCTTGAATTGCCTTCAGTTTACTCTCCTTTACACGTTTATCAAATTCCATCTTTGCATTGTCTTCGTTCTTTTTCTTTTCGTGCATCAACTCGTTCAACTCCTTCTCTAAATATTGTACGTTGCCTGTTTTGTAAGCCTCTGGATGGAAGGGTACCCATAGTCCGACGGGCCCCACGTAGACATCGTGGTTCGGGTCTACCTCCCGAATCATCTTACAACGCAATTCAGCTTCGGCTTGTGTAGGAAATACCCCCCTAACTTTAATACCACGAACAGAGGTCTGAAAAGAATTCTCCTTGTTGTATTTATCATTCAACTCTGTTTCACGATTGTCCATGAATGTACGATAATCATTTTCTACGTTCACATGGAGGGTCTCCTTTTCAGATGCCAAAAAAGACTTATATTCATCTATCAATTCTTCGGTTTTAATGTTG